CGTAGGGCCCCCCGGTGCTTGTGATCGAACGAGCACATAGGTTACGTCCCCAAAAGGGACTACCTACGCCAATCCATAAGGAAGGACCATCCCGATGACACCGATAATCACCCAGAGCAGGGAAGACCTGCCCATACCAGTGACGGGCGTAATGCGCGTCGCTGGTAGAGTGGCACCCTACTCTGATGATTATTGGTATCGGGCCTCGCGGTTTGAAACAACAACGTCATTTCGCTCCCATAGATCAGGAGCTGACGATCTTACCGACGAGGACGGTTTCACAGGAAGCCAAGGAACTCGAGCTGAGTTCCAGCGTGAGCTTGCGAAGAGTGACCGGGAGCTTGGAAAACCTCCCATGGACACTGGACACGAGTTCAAGTCCGTTAAACGCACGATTGAACTGCCCACGAAAAACTGGTCAGTCAGTCGTACCTCAGGACACCCGTTCTGGGGCAGAGATCCCATTAGTCTGACGGGGGCGACAGCCCTTCCGTTTGCTAGTGGGCGTCTCAGTCCACAATGGCCCGCACTTGTTGAGCCCAGCTTAGCTGAGATCAACTTGGACGGTGCCAGGGCTATTAACGAGACTCTTCCTACGAAACCGAGTGCAGGGCTCATGCAATTTTTAGGGGAATTGCGGGAACAACTTCCGCAGCTCCTCGGCCACGCGTTCGCTCAGTATGCCCTCGGCCCTAAAGCCGTTGGCAATGAATATCTGAACGTGACGTTTGGCTGGAGGCCGTTTCTTAACGACCTGCTAAAAATGGCACTCTCAGTGAAGAAGGGTAATGCTCTTCTTCGGCAATTCATGAGAGACGACAACCGTCAAATACGGCGACGTCGTACCCTGTTCGAGGGGCAAGCTTTAACAGAGGTCTCCGAATCCTGGGGGAACGTGACATACCCTTTATCAGGGCAGTCCCTCCCTTATGGAAACGAAGGTCTCATCGCTTACCCCGGGCTCACACGTGTGACTGATTTTGTCAGTCAGAAAGTGTGGTTCTCAGGAGCATATACGTACCTACTGGCTGACCTCTCCTCTTGGGTGAGGGAGGCCGAAAGGTACGACCAGCTGGCTGATCGCCTGCTGGGCACGCGTTTATCGCCTGCTGTGCTCTGGGAATTAACCCCATGGTCCTGGATGCTCGACTGGTTCGGCAACTTCTCTGCGGTTGCGCAGAATGCCGATGCATTAACCAGCGACAGCCTTTCGTTGCGATATGGCTACGTGATGCACCATTATCAGGTGCGTCGCGAAGTCATTACCTTCGGGATGATCGACTTTCAAGGCGAACGTCTCGATTCGGTGAGGTGCTATCTTACAGTAGATAGTAAGACTCGCACCCGCGCAACGCCTTATGGCTTTGGTCTTGACCTTTCGGACCTCAGTCCGAAACAATGGGCCATCGTAGGGGCTCTTGGTGGAACCAAGACACCCCGCGGTCTCCGGCTGGATGAACCACCCCAGCCTCGATTGAAGCCTCAAAAGGGCTACAAGAGACCACCCCGGACTCCGAGAAAGCCTCGGATCCGAGCCTGAAGGAGCATTGCTATGTCTTATGCAGACCCACAGTCAGTCACGGTCGGTGGCACTGCCATCCCTCTTCCGAGGGTTAGTAGTGGCCCGAACAGTGGTGCGTTCGGCTCAGCCGATAACACCACTCTCCTATCCGTCAGCCATCAATATGGCCGTCGGACCCGCCGTGCTCTGCGGCTCTCGAACTCGAAGATCTCTGCGGACCCAATGACACCGAGTCAAAACGTCAAGAGCAGCATGAGCTGTACTCTTGTCGTCGACACTCCTGTCAACGGATACTCCGTTGCAGAAGCAAAAGCAGTGGTGGACGCCCTTGTGGCGTACCTCACTGCCAGTACGGGAGCCAGGGTCACCCAGTTGCTGGGTGGAGAGAACTGATCCGTGATGGCTCACGCCAGCACGGGTTGATCAAGTTCTTACTGCATTGAGACATGGCTGAGGAACACCTACCGCACAGAAAGGCGGAGCTGTTGAAAAGCCTGATCATGCTCGCTCAGGTCGTCCTCTTTGATTTGGGGACGAGATGCGCCACAAGCACCGCGAACGACTATAAAACAGTCGTTCGTCGGACTGAACACGAGGGCCTATCGTTTCTTACGATAGGTCTGGCTAACTTCGGAAAGGACTTCGAAAAAAGTCTCGACCGAGGTTATGTCGCTCACAGCTCCTTCGCCGGTTTTAAGCGTCGGAGAGGTCTCCCCCTATTTCTAAGGGGTTTCCTTGAGCGTGTGTTCAGCCCTGGTACTGGCCGATTGCTGCCAGATCCTGATGTCCATGCGATCTTCGCAATACGTCAGTTCACACTGATGTGGAGCAAGATCAACTTGGAGTGTACTCCTAGGAGGACACGCCAGGCCATGGTACAGTATCTGCAGTGTGAGCAGGACTTACGTCAGAACGACCTCCGTTTGAAGTCATCTGAACCTGATAGGCTCGATGATTTCGCGCGGGTTGGCCGTCGTCTCTGGGTCGACTTTTTCTCTGCGATAGACTCGAGAGTCTACAACGAGGGAGTCGTTCCCAAACACGGTCCTGGCGCCACCGCTGACAAGCTTCGCGGCAACGCGAAGTATGAACAGCTGACGTGGACTCGCAGGTTGGATGGCGTGTTCCCTCATTGGGAACAAATCATCCCATCTGAGTCCTTCCTCGAGAGGACGGACAGAGTTAAGATCCTCGAACCCGGAGAAGAGATCCCCGTCAGGGTGATCTCCGTTCCAAAGTCGCTGAAGACCCCACGTATCATCGCGATTGAACCTACCTGTATGCAGTATATGCAGCAGGGCGTTCTCTCGCTGATGGTGGAGGAGATGTCTCGCTCTGACAACACGAGACATTTCGTTATGTTCGAATCGCAAGAGCCAAATCAATGGCTCGCGCGAGAGGGTTCCATGAATGGGAACCTCGCCACACTTGATTTGAGTGAGGCTTCGGATAGGGTCTCCAATCAGCATGTACGTCTCCTTGTCAAGAATCACCGCGCGCTACGCGAAGCGGTGGACGCGACGAGGAGCCGGAAGGCTGATGTACTCGGCAAGACTATCCGTCTTGCCAAGTTCGCGTCGATGGGTTCAGCTCTCTGCTTTCCTTTTGAAGCGCTCGTCTTCGCGACGATTGTCTTCGTGGGGATCGAAAGAGAGCTCAATCGGCAGTTGACCCAGAAGGACATTGAGTCCTTCTACGGTCGGGTGCGCGTCTACGGGGATGATATCATTGTCCCCGTAGAATACGTGGAATCGGTTGCCCGTG